ACTTGTCCATCGAATCCGCCCACTTGATTGAGCGTGTTTTGACTGAATTTTGCCATCTCTGCTTCCTCGCATTATGACCCCGATTTGCTACCTCGCAAATCTAGGGTGTTATATTGTATTTATATTAACCTATTCGCCAAACGCTGTTGTCGCTCCAGACTGGCACAAGATTACTTCCACCACCACCGACTTGTGAACCAAAATTACCGCTAGCAACTAAATTAGCATCATCGATGAAGGCTTTGTAACCTGCATTATTGATAGGGCTTGGTAAATTAGTGAATGAAAATACTTTTAATTTTATAGTACCATTAGCAACAAAATTTGTAGCAGTAACATTACCTGATGCCCATACGTTTGCCCAACGATTAGCATTACTTCCTAATGAATATAAACTACCAGTAACTGGTATCATACTTACGCTGATATTACCATTTAATACATTGTTTACTATAGCACTAGTTGTAAAATGTTTTATTTCTTTGCTAGTGTTATCATATCCTAAAGTAAGTGTCATCACATCTGCATTACTTCTTATTGGATTAATATATAATCCTGAGTTATTGCTTGTACCCAAAGCATAAAAATTACCAATTGTGATACTGTCATTAGCGACATTACCATATGCGCCGGCATAATGACCTATGCAAACTGCTCTATCGCCTGTACCAGATTGTCCAGCAAGCGCACCTATAGCAATACTGTTTGCACCTAAATTATTTTCGCCGGCAGTAAAACCTATTGCGATAGATTCTGAACCTTGACTATTACTGCCGGCACGTCTACCGATAGCAATAGTTATATTACCTTGACTATTAGCACCTGCACTATTACCTAGATGTATTTTATCATTATCAATACGCAAATCAGTTAGGTTACCAACACTAATTATGTTTGGTTGTGCGTTAGTAGTTAATGTACCTTGTATATAATTTGCAATTGCAAGATTACCCAAGTTTGCATTGCTTGTAGTCAGATTACCTGTCAATGATACAGCATTTGTAGTTTTATCAAATGTAAAGGCGTTACTACCACCGAAATCATTATCATCATTGAATTGAATCTGTGTATTGCTACCACCTGGCTGTTCTAAGTCCCAAGGTGTACCATTCGCATATAATAGATTATCGGTACGGACATTACCGGCTTGCATCGTATCTGTAACATTAATATTTGATGAAACATTTACATAGTTTGCAATTGCAAGATTGCCAAGATTCGCATTAGTTGTGGTCAAATTACCTGTCAATGATACAGCATTTGTACTCTTATTGAATGTGAATGCATTGCTACCACCTAGGTCACCATCATCATTAAACTGTATATCTGTGTTAGCACCACCTGGTTGCTCTAAATCCCATGGAACACCATTGGCATATAATAGATTATCTGTTTTGACATTACCCGCACTTATGTTTGCAGTTACAGTCATGTTATTGGCGTTAGCCCAATTGGTAGCAGTAATATTATTAGTTGTGACTAAATTCGTAATATTGGCATTGTTAGAATTAATATTACCTGATAAATTTGCTGTTTGAGCAGTTATTAAATTATTGACGCTTAGATTTATAGTTTTTGTCTGATTATTGGCTACGTCCCATATCAATGAGCCAGTAGCGCCAAACACTGTGCCATTTTTATATTGAATCTCATAGTTTGCACCTGCAGGTGTTGCAGATATAGTAACTGTTACTGCATTACCTGTAGCATTTGCTAATACACCGGCACCAACAAAGTCTATGCTTGCAATGTCATTGGCTATCAGATTGCCTTCATCATATATTGCTACGCCAGGTCCAGTCGCTCCTGTTGAACCTTGAGGTCCAGTAGCACCAGTGGGTCCAGTAGCACCGGTAGCACCAGTAGGTCCTGTCGCACCACCCGGGTCTCCTTGAGGACCTGTAGCACCAGTCGCTCCTGTAGGACCGCCACTAGGTCCTGTCGCACCTGTTATGCCTGTAGCACCTGTTGCACCAGGAGGCCCACTGCTATAAACGCTAAGATTAGTTGGTTGCGTAGTCACGCTCACACCAGGTGCTTCGGGCGTGATAGTGATATTAAAGGGCTGTACTACGAAATTGGCATTGATCTCAGCCATATTATTGATACCTTACAATAAAGCCTAATGGTTCACGATTGATGTCTGTCAAACTTGCATTTGCAGTGCTTGCTCTTGATACATTCAATGTCACTATGACTAATGTGCTATTGGCAGCACTATTCGCTAATGCAACATTTGGTATGCCTGTGTTTGCAGTACCTGTAATGTTATTACCAACATATAGATATCCCGTGCCTGCATTAGCATTAGTAAATGCAGTGACAATAGTGTATGCATTACTATTTGGTTGTGTGTTGTTTAGGTTTATATTACCTATGATAACTTCATCGCTAGTCGTGTTATAAGTGACATTATCTATAGTATAGAATTTTGCACCTGCTGATAGTGACCATCCATTACAGTTAGCCGCATTACCTGCGGTATCTGTGAATGTTATGGGAAAAGTATATGCTTCTCCTGTGTAGATTTCAAGACACTGCATCTCAGTGCCTGCAATCGTCATCGTTTTAGCGCCGTTTAGTAGTAGTGACATATTTTTAGTTTCCTATAATATTATTTATTCAGGTCTGATAGTTTCTAGACCGAGACCCTCACGTTGTAATCGTTCTTTGATGCGTTCAAAATAACATCTTTGCCAAGTATTGATTTGTTGTATATAAAGACGTTCTTTTTTGGCATATTCTATAACTTCTTTGATAGGACCATTGTCTATCAAATTTAATAGTTTATAAAAAAGATAATCATCTACATTAATGATTCTCATGTTTTACCCCTAGAAATACCAAAACTACCATTAACCATGGTAACATTAGCATTAGATAATAGACGCATGACGACTCCACCTGAAGTTATGTTTGCTGATGACGTATAACTAGCGGCAAGTTCTACTCGCTGTGGTAGACCATTTGCTAATATGTAACTATACATGGTTTCCGTATCTGCTATGAAAATATTAGCAGGATTGCTTCCTGTTCTAACAAATGGTATCATCTGTATGACTGTATCAGCATCACTGACAATCTGACTTAGATATTCTACACGCATATAGAATCCTGGTGTCACGTTACTGCTAGCATCTTTATAAGCCGCTACGTACCAATTTAAATCACCATTCAATAATGCTAATTGATCTGCACCTATAGGATTGAATTGACTTGTGCTATTTGCTTGATAATAATCAGTGGTGCTAGATGTGTTGTCATAGAATGGATATAAGCCACCTCCACCACTATACACGCTTGTGATATACAATGGCTGTTGGAAATTTCCTGTGCTGATATTGCCTATCGTAGCGATATTAGCAGGCATGTTGATGGTATTTGCACCATTATTACCTACAGTAAAACTATAACTACCTAAACTTTGTAAAGCAACAAAGTTATTACTTAAATTATTAAAAGTAATCGTGTTGCTTTTTACCTGATTGCCTGTGATACCACCATTACCTGTGTTAGGATCATATGGTTGTATGTTTGCTCCGCTCCATGAAAACGCATTACTTGCGCCGCTACGTTTTCCAGAAGTATTATTACGTGCTGTCACACTCCAATAATATGTGTTTGCAGGTAGATCATTGACATCTATCGCAACGCTAGTGACGTTACCATTTGCTATATCAGGACTTGGCGTGAATGGCACGCCATCGCTTTGTTGCACTGTGCGATATAATAGATGTGTCAATACGTTGCTGTTGTTACCATAGTTGAAATCCATGTACAACACAAGACCTTCTTCTGGTACGCAACTATCTACTTTAAAACCTGTGATCAGTCCATCTGTGTCTGTGAAGTTAGTGATGACAGGATCGCATGGTGCTGATATGATGTTAGGATCTTTCAGTCCTGTATTGAATGCTGGCACGAAATCTTGTACTGGATCATCGACATATACTGTGGCATTATATTCAAAAGCACGGAAACTTGCAAACAAGTTACCATTACCATCTTTTTCTTCTATGACTTCACTGACACGGAATAATTTACCATCAGGAAATCCATTATCTGCATCCCAACCATATGTCTCATGATACACACGTATGACATCACCTGCTTCTACCTGTATACCACTATAATCAGTACGGAAACTGATGACTAGATCCTCACGGCTTTGAAACAAACGTCTTGCTGCCAAATATTTGGCTTGTACTGCGTTGTTGACTAGAGGTAGCGTGACATTCAATCTATTGATTGCTTCGTTCTGGCTCAATAAACTAGGAACGCTATCAAATAAGTTGATGATCTGATAATCAGTTTGATCTTTTACATTGAAATTTGGATATGCGACTTCTACTTGATTGAATGTCTCGTTTAGATCGATAGGACTTATCTCAATACCACCAACAAGATTACTGCTATTGACAATGAATAGATCATTTACACTTTGAGCGTCTGGACTTTGCGTGTATGCTTTATTGATGACTACTTTCCATTTGCCTTGTAGTTCACTGTACTGTAACCAACTATCGCAACTGTCTACTAAGAATTGTAGATTATCCAAGCAATTCTGTGCTGTATCTAATGGTCCATTGATGCGATATCTTGCTTGCGAGGCACTACCGCCTCCTACAGGTGTATATGTGATAGTCTGATCACTATATTGATTTAAGTCTTGTAAACTAGCAGTATCTATTTGACTTAAAGGTATAGCACAACCATAACGTGTGTTGGACATGTAATCTCGTATAGCAGTTCCAGGTCTATATGCACCAGTGTCAAAGCCTACGTATACTTGTTCAGTATTTCTGACTTGTGCTGTTATAGCACCTAATCCTGTAGTGCCTGCATCTGTGCTATATTTCACTACTATGATAGCAAATGCGCAATTTGTCATAGCATCGGTGCTAGTCCAATTTGGCATGACATCATATGCGTTCTGTGTAGTGTTAGTACCGCTAGTAGCACCTGTGCTACCATTCCTATAAAGATATATGTTTAGATATCCATTGACTCTGGTATCTATTTGTGATGGAGTAGTGCTATTATTGACTAATTGTGTTACTTTAGTAGTGCCACCTGAGCCGTCACTGCCAAATGTCACTAATTTACCATCATAATAGATATCACCATAACTTATAGTACCATTATCAGTTTTTTCTGCTAATGCTACAACATAATACATGGTCTTTTGATCAGGTGTCAGATAAGCGTCTATGATGCTACCACCTAAGAACGCACTACCATAAACTACAGGTATCTTGTTATCTGTTGCTGGTGGCAATTGCACACGACCACCGCCATCGCCACCTGCGGCTGCTTTTTTCATGGCACGTTTTGCCAATAATCTGCTCACACCAATGCTTAATGCTGTGGTGACAACGAATTTTACTACAGCGGCTACTGTGATTTTTGCGGCTACTGCGGCTACGAATGCGACTACTGGTGCCATATCAGTCCTCTACACTTATCCATGTTTCTGCGGTCTTGTCATAACCAAATCTAGTGAATTCTATGTCGAACATAGATTTCGCAGTAGTTATGGTATGATATCTTATGCGTTTCTTTTGTATCATCTCTTCGCAAATCTCTTGATACTTTTTCAGCAATAGATATCCCGCTCTTGTATGTCGATATTCTTCATCGACATACCATAATATTTCATTCATCAATAATGTCTTGTCTGACCAAATATTTGGTGATATCAGTGCAAGCATGATGCCTATAGGTTCATCGCTTTCTGCGATCAACACTAATCCACCACCATTGATAGCAGTGGCAAACATGACATTGAGGTACTCATCATCTAATGGTACATCGAATTCACCAATCTCACCTTTCTCATGTATCTCATGTACTTTTCTGAGAAAGTATGGTAAGTCAAATTTATTTGCTAGTCTTATGTTCATTTGTTAATTTTGATTTAAACCTCTTGTTGGGTCGAATCCTGGTGGGAATCCTCCACCACCTGGGAAACCACCTTGTCCTGGCACAGTGACTTTGCCTTTTGGATCTTGTCCAAAGTCAAATTGCACGCCTGATATAGAATATACATTGTCCATGCTAGTGTCTGTGCTATTGAAGAACTGCCAACTTTCCTTGTTTGTCTTTCTTCCTGCAATTCTATTTTCTAACACTGCTTTATATGGGCTTGCGCTCACGCTGACTGTGAAATTATCTTCTTGTCCTTCACGATCTTCAGTTATCGCATATGTAGTCACGATGCCACGGAATCTTGCATACACAGGACTCTCTAGATTCATATTGGCGTCATAGAAACCACGCAATATCTCCATCTCGCTACCACGTATCTTTGTGGCAAGCACGTTGAATATGTTGTTGCCATCGATGCCGCTCAATGATATAGTAGTATCACCTTGCGCAACACGAATGTTTCTAGTCTGTGTGCCCACTTGCAATAGTCCTTGCAATGCGCTATAAACGTTACCATCGATGGTCTCATTCTTATAACTTGTGCTTGCTGTCAATACTGTGACATTGCTTGCAGTGCCTGTACCTGTACCTGCGCTATTAGCAGTGAAGTATGTACCTACTGCGTTGCTATTTGCACCTATACTAGTCCAGTTTGTGTTGCCTGAAGTCTGTATGATGTAAGTAGTGTTGGCTGTGATATTGGCAGCGACTGTTGGTGGATACTCATTGTATATCGTGAGTTTCACGAACTCTGCGCTATTGATCTGCGTAGCATTATTGCTTACTTGAGGTATAGTCTGCATTATGCTGTTCCTACCCACTCGAATAACTGAAAGTCATCATTGAATTCTATCAATGCATTGTTCACTGTCACGCCATTGCTACTGACGTAACCACCTGGCACTAACTTGTATGTAGGCATGTTAGGGCAGAACATATAAAATTCGCAACTATTTCCCACAGTCAAGCCTGCACCTGCCACTGCACCTGTTATGATGTTTGGTCTATTGGTAGTCACTGTGACCGTACCTGCAGTGCCTCTTGTCACACGGGTAGTGCTAGTGAATGGATATTTGTAATTACCAATCTGTATCAGATCGTTTGGTTCAAAGATCACACGACTTGAAGGTACTACGGGTAGACCACTGAGTACTAACTGATTGCCTGTGAAACTACTGACTGTTAAATTATTCAATTGACTCTGTGTCAATTGACCTTGATATCTGAATATCCAACTCAAGCAAGCATTGTTACCGAACGTGACATATTCAGGCTGATATCTGTCGATCTTGTCTAATTGCTCTAGTAAGTCACGATTGTTATAGTATCTTAGACTTGCTGGCATAGTCAACGTAAAGCGCCATGGCTGTTTAGTTGGTGTGAGGCTAGTGCGAGGTATCTCGTTTCGTGTGATCTGCACACCTACGACCTTTCTACGATCTATGGTCATTGCGCTAGCGTTGTTTATGATTGTTTGTAAGCCTGCCATATATTAGTTCCTATTATGCGTATGCCATTTCTCTGCGTGCAGTCTCAGTCACGCCTAGCAATGTCTTGCGATTCTCAGCGAACAACTGCGCTACAGATTTAGCGTCTAACGCACTTATGTTATTAGTTATGTAATTGTTAGTGATCGGTGCATTAACTTGACCTCTGCCAGTTGCCATAGCCTCTGTACTTGCACCTAACTTATTATTTGGTATGACTGTACCTGCTTGTTTAGGTACGAATAGTTCAGGACCTTTCTCACCGACGATATATGGTTGACCTGCTTTTGCTGGACCACCTTCTGCTAACCCTGGTAAACTCAAACCAAAGAATCCTAACGTCGCTTGTATGGCTTTGAATATCTGTGCCTTGATGATCATTTTAGCAAGATCGGCTATGACGCTACGTGCGAAATCACCAAATTTAAATTTACCTGTAGTCACAAATTCATCTACAGCGTTTGATATTTTGCCCCATGTATCTAATACTGCTTTCTGCATCATGTTATAAGGTTTGAATTGTTCTTGTAATTGCGTCATCGCAGCAGTCAATCCGGAAGCAAAACTTTGTTCCTTGTTTTCTCTATAACTTACATTTTCATCATATTTTTTTATGGCTTCTTGATTGCTTTTACGTACTGCATCTAAATCATTATTCAATTGTTTCTTAGTAGCATTATTTTTTTCATTAGCGATTCGTTGTTCTAATTGGCGCTCTTTGCCTAATCCTTCTTCTACTAATTTAAAACGTGCTAATTGATCTTGCATCTGTTGCTCAGATATCTGACCACTTATCACACCTTGACGCAATCTGGCTTCTTCATCTGCTATTGTTTTTTGTGTTTGCTGTCCTATGATACCTAATTGTTTTTGTAACTCTATAGTTGTTTGTTTCTCAGCAAAATTTCTATTCACTGCTTCTTTGTTGAGATTAGCCATGGCGACTAATTGTTCATCAGCAAGTTTCTTTTGTGTTTCTAATTCAGTGATCTGTCCTTTATTCTTACCACTCGTATCTGCTTTCAATGCGGCGATCTGCTTCTCATATTGTGCTTCTGATTTAGCACGATCTTGTTTAAGTTGAGCATCTATCTTTGCGATGTCCGCTATTTCTTCGCTCATGCCAATAGTGCCATTAATCGTTCTTTGATATTGTAACGCGGCAGCATTTTGTTTGCGTAATTCTTCAGTAGTTGCTTTGGCTGCTTCTAACGCTTTTTGCGCAGGTGTCTGACCAACATCACGTTGTGGTCCTGCAGGTGTTGCTGGTGCACCTGGTGTTGTTGGCGCACCGTCTAATCTTTCTTTCTCATCGGCAGCATCGCCCATAGCCTTGCCCAATGCTACATAGGCTGCTGTGGCTGCTACGCCTGCGGCTGCTACTGCGGCTAATCCAACGCCACTCAATCCTGCTAAGAATGCTCCGGCAGTACCTGCGGCACGCATAGCACCACCTAATGCTTGTATCGCTTGTACAACTCTTGTGATTTGTATGACTGTGGCTGCGGCAAATGCACCTGCTATGATAGCACCTAATACTTGCATAGCCTTCTTAGCATCTTCAGCACTGAATTCAAATTGTGATATCGCTTCTAATACAGGTGCTATGGCTTGTAACGCAGCCAATTGTAGATTTCTAAATGCTACTTCAATTTGACCAACAGCATCGGCTGCTAACTTAAGATTTTTTTCTACATTTGGATCTACTGATTGATTCAATCCATCTGCTAATTTTTTAAAGTCTAATGTCGCGGCACTCTTACCAAATAAATCGACTGCGATCTGTGTCTTGGTAAATCCATCTTCCATGTTGGCAAGACCTTGCACAGCACGATTGAATAATTCTTGATCACTTAAATTTTGTAATTCGCTAGCACTTAAACCTAATTTTGTCAGTGCATCTATAGTGGTCTCGCTACCTTTTTCGATATCGCCAATAGTTCTGCTGAATGCCATGAGAACTTTGCCGCCATCATCAAACTTACCACCGCTTGCTTCTAATGCGGCACTTAATTGATATAATTTACCTACACTTATACCGGTAGCATCTGCAAGATCGACAAGACCATCTGCCATCACTACAGCACTACCTGCTAATGCAGTGAATGCGGCTACACCTGCGGCAGCAGTCTTCGTCAATGTACCTTGAAGTTTATCTAGGCTATCGTTTAAATCAACGACTTGTTCTTCGCCATCTACTGTTATTTTTATTTTATATTGATCAATGGTAGCCATTATATTCTGATCCCTAATGTATTATAGACATATTCTCTGATATGTTCTAGTGTAGGCTTGCTCATGCCTTCAGGTGCTTGTGTGCTTCCACGCATGCCTCTGTTAGTCATATGTCTACCTTTATCTAACACAGTAGCATATGGGTATTGAGCATCTATCGTGTTACCTTTTAGATAAGTCTGGCTTCTAGCATGACCAGTACGTACAGGCGTGACATCACGGAAAAACGTATACGCTTCTTGCGATATGTTTTTGTCGTTAAGTGTGTCTAACACTTTGTCTAATCGCCTGCTTATGTTGCTCATTGTTTTTGCTTACCTTTATTCAGTATCGCTAACATTTTTTCTTCACTTAAGTTATATAACTTAGGATCTATCGTGCCACCTTTTGCTTTTGTTTTAGCCTGCATGTAATTTTCGTATGCAGCAAGGACATCGGTGATCATGAAGTCGTATGTAGTAGCACGTTGTTCCACTTCATGTGGAAGCATGTGATACTTTTCTGCCATACGACCTATCGTGATCATTTTTGCACTTCCCCAACTGTTTGGATCGATGCCTTGCTCTGTGATTTTCCCAAGATTTCTCCGATCTTATTGATCGTCGCGGCAGCGATGTCTATGGGTAGATCCTCATCATCACCAAGTACTTGTTTGCCATCTTTATCCAAGATCATTGATTTCATCATCTTGTCAAGATTGCTAAACTCATTATTGCTACGTGCGTTGAAGAAATCAAAGTACGTACTCATGCGTACAATGTTATAGGTATAGAATGTGATTGGTTCGCCATACTTCTCGATTAGATCAGCATTATCGAGCGTGACTTCCATCAGTTCTGGTTTGCTTGCGAATTCTTTGATGTTCATTTATTGCTCCTGTGTTATTTGTTTTCACTATTATATTTATCGATATCCTCTTCAAGAAGTTGATTGAGGAGAGCGAGTCTGAATGTTTGTTTTGCTTTTAACTGCTTTAATGTTGCTAGCATATTGTCTAGCATGGGAATCATCTTCGCTTCGTCAGCGATGAGGCTACGCAGTTTTTCTTCCCGTGTGATTAGATATGGATTATTCATATATACCTTGATTTGTTAAAAAAGGGAGAGCATATCTCTATGCCCTCCCATTCGCTGTTAAGCGCCTGTACCTGATCCCATGTCACCGTTGACAGCGATTGTCAATGGTGAAACCCATACTGGGCTATCTGGTGATACAGTTGGTGCTAAACTACTGATGTATCCAACACCGCTATAGAAATATGCGTTTGCTGGAACCGCATTTCCTACGTTTGCGCTGTTGTTCATCTGTACTCTGAATGCAACTTCAACTCTGTTCTTTGAAAGACCAGAAACACCTAAGTCCTGCGCAGTGGTACCAGCACTGTTTGCACCGAACCAACCTGTTGGGTCGATAACGATGTTAGTGCTGATTTCATTGTCGCTAGGAGTAGTGACTTTGTTGATCGCTGCCGAGCAGAAATCAGTCCAACTGAATATACCAGTACTGTTAGTAATAGTAACATCCTGAAGGCAAGTCACGTTCAATAGTGTTGCTGAGTTACCGGCAACGAAACCGTTACCAGTAATACCAACGTTGGAGTTAGCAACATCAGTTGACAAGATTAGAGCAGGGAAAGTACCTGTCTCATTTACTGTAATGTATGCCATTTTAAGTCTCCTTTAAGTTAGTGGCGTTAATCATTAAAATCCAAACGTTTAAGATTGAATGTATAGGTATGTTTTTCGCTACGATTACCTAAGACTTCTGTTTTACTAAAAGTCACTTCGTAATAGCCATCGAAAAACTGGCTATCTGCGGCTAGATCATTGATTCGTCCTAATACAACTAATGACTGCGGATCATCTTGGAAAGATACGTAAAGTATCTCAAACTGATCAGTGACAGTGTAAAAACTACCACATCTAGTCACACCAAGTTGATTGACTTCTCTGCTGATTGGATGACAATCTCTGACATATACGCCAAACGGCACAACGTCATCATTACTAGGATATATGCCACTGACTTCTACGATTGGAGTGAGTTCATCACACACTACTTTCATATAGTCAACTAACATCTCCTTAGTGATGTATGGTTGATGTCCGCTTGCCATCAGAAATATCTCCTATCATTGTTGAAGTAATCTACGTCTGCTGTCCAATTCTCTTCTAACTTCGTTGTGGGTCCGTTAGGAGCATCTTGGTTCAGATCATAGAAATTCATCAATTGTAATGCCTTCTCATACTCTGCTTCAAATCTACGCAATGCGTGACTGAAGTTGACATTATCAACGTCATTGACGTTTGATGTATCAGAGACGATACTCTCATAGAAGATTTTCACCGCCATGAAAGTATCGAGTCTGATTAATGTCTGATCATTTTTGATCAACAGACTAGGATTGAAACTACTGATCAAACTGCCGTTAGGTAAGTTAGTATAATAAGTCGCACCAAGCACGGTGTCGCAGTACTTAGGCCACCATCCAAACTCAAGTTTATATAGGATCTCTTGACTACCTACTTTGAAGTAATCATCCCAATTAACATTCATTTGGCTGGCGCGCCTCTCTGCGGCAGGATCATAAAATATGATATCCTGCACAGTTGCATTGCTGATTCGTTGATATGGTACGCTCATTTTTTACATTCCTATACTAGTTCAATTCTTAGGCCTGGAGAATATTGATCGCTCCGCCACGACGCTTATCGGCTACACCTGCACCCATATAAGCAAGACCTGTCAACCACATCTGCAAGCCACCTGGCTTCTCACCCATCTTGATCTGCAAGCCTTCTTTGAGAACTGTGAAGATCGCAGTCTCGTGGAAGTAACCACCAACAAGCACTGGGCTAGTTGACAATTGACCAAGCATAACGCGGTTTGCACCTGACAAGAATGTAGTGAAGATCACTGCGCAACCATATACTGATTCGATGCGACCTGTTGACAACAATTCGTTACCAAGAGCAGATAGGTTTGAACCACCTGATTGTGATACAGCACCACCTGTCAATTCAGCAAGCATACGATTCAATGAAGAACCATCTTGTCCTGCTGGAGTTGCAGATACAACTGCGGCGTCACCATTGCTATCCAATACGATGATTGGAGTGCCTGGCAAGCGAGCGACTTTGTAGTTCTGCTTGACGTTACGTACTAACTGTAGTACGCTGTTTGCTGTGAAGCCATCAGTCCAACCTGCAGTAGTAGCAGGAAGACCAGCCTGCACCAACTCCATTGCACCTAACTCTAATGGACGAGCAAAGCCGTCTGCTGGAGTTGGTGAATAGTTAGTGTTGCCTGGTGTTGCCTTGAATGATAAGAAAGCCTGACATACACGGATGTCAACCTTTTCACCATATGACTCACCAAGTTCAGCACCTAATGTTGCGGCTAATTCGAATGAAGTAGTCCATGCGTAGAATACGTCAAACGCTGTTGCGGCAACTGCTGGTGTTGCTGTGATTGAACCTTGACCCAATGCAGGATTCTGCTCGACAGCCAATGGTGATGGGCCAAAGCCGTCGCCACTGCTTGATCCAGCAGGATTATAATCCTGATATGTAATTGGCTTTTGTGTTGATTAGAGTTCGTTACTCTCTAACTCTGCTTTCGCAGACTGTATATTTCTATACAGATCAGACTATATCTTGATCTATTTCTAGATCCTGGGTACTTCGTGTCACTTGACACTACGAGAAACTACTCTCTAGTCGTTGAACCTTCATCTTTCGATGCTCGGCTGCTGATTGTCTTTGCCTTTACGCAGTAAGATGTTCCAGCAATTCTCCCAGTTTTCATTATAATATTGCTATTATAAGCGCCCCAAAATTAAGCGAAGTTCGGTACCAAATACTGATTACCCTGGTTAGGGGCAACCACCTGTGTGAACTCTACGAGTCCTGTGCTTTCGTGCATTGCACGTAAAGCGAAGTTTGCGATGGCAGTTGTGAAGCCGTCTGCTTCATTCTGTCCACCACCTAGTACGTATGCCATGATAAATCTCCTTTAGTTGGCTTATACAATTTTTCTAGATGCTGTGCTGACACTCGCACTAACGCTTGCACCTTTCAGTCCTACTCTCTTGCCTAAGCCCATCTTGCTTGCCCATGCATTGAAGGCAGCAGGATCTTTGCTATAGTCTGGAATAGATTCTGTAGGCGCACCTGCGAAATTGCTTTGTCCAGGGCGCAGTCCAGATCCGCTTGACATCTGACCTTGCTTGAGTAATTTAGGATTACCCTGAGCAACTTCTTCTACCAAGCCTCTCAATGAAAGTGGATTACCGTCCATGCCGTAACGTTCTTGACCCTTCGAATTGATGATAGAATAACTGCCATCACGCTTGAACTGTAGATTTGCCTTGATCTTTTGCAATGCATAATCTTGTAAATCAGGATCGAATCTATCGCCCATGTTGCGTAATATTTCAGTATCTAACTCTTTCATACGTAATGCTCTATCTTTTTGAGCGAGATCACGCTGTAGTCTCATGAACTGATCACGTAAGTCGGTATTGTCATCACCTGCTTCACGCCCCATGCGTGATTCTATTGCTGGTTCTGACTCCACTGGCTGTGCGTTGCCACCGGAACGTTGACTTGAAGTGCGTGCCACATATGCTAACGCTGCCTCTACACTTTCAAAATTCTGTCCGCTTGCCTGTGACAATGCGTTAAGAATAGAACTTGTAGTGCTTTTACGGATAGCACCTGGATTCACTTTACCATCAGCGGCATCATTTGTACCCTGTTCTGCTTCAGGGGCTGTATCGTTGCCAACGAATTGATTTTCTAACATTTAATTTTTTCCTTTAGTTATACGTAACAAACGAGTTTTTGTTTTGCTCTAAATCTAAGTTGCCCTAATCGATTTGCCAAACATCTTTCAGTACTATGTTTGACACCTTTAAGGCTATTAGATTTTTTCGCAATTGTTTCGGGTGATTGTTTAGTCCCTCTAAACTTATCACCTGAATTCTTTACACATTCATTTATATAGACATTATCAATGCTATATGGGCCTGTGTCGCCTTTTCTGCTCATGCAATATTTACCCTTACCTCTACCACGCAATTCCCATTTGCCTGATTGTTCCCATACTTCAGACCACTCTTCGTATGTCAACAACCATTCAATCTTTCTATGTTTTGCCATGCATTTCTGTCTGACAAATATAGATTTTTTTTGATCACCGTGATGATAATTCATATTAGCGACCTGTATTGATTCCTTGCAACTGAGTTGCTATGGCTTGGTTCGTGTAAAAACTCTGACCTGTGTAAGTCACAGGCGTGCCGATGCCGTCACCATTGACATCATATCCTTCAGCACTGTCATACTCTGTGTCATCGCCATAGATCGGTTCGTTTTCACCAAAATCTTCTGGTGTCACTACTTGATCAGCGAGGTCACGACTGTATACTGCTTGATTATCTTGAGTCATCAAATCTTTGACCACAGGATCTGTGATCGTATCTATGTATGCTTGCTCATATTGCGGGATCTTTTCAGCAGGAGCAAGCATGCCGATAATCTCTTTGACTATCAAGTTGTCGATTATCGGATTGTTCTGCACTAGACTCTTTGCCTGACCCATTAATGCGAGTCTATAATTTGTGTCATGTGCTTCATAATCTGTGTTGTAATGTACTTCACCTGCCCAACGTACTCCCATGAAACGTGCGGCATAAGTGAATATTAATTCTTCAGCGATCTCCATCAAGCGGGCTTTGCTCTTTGCGAGTCTGTGTAATGTTTTTCGTTCCTCTATGATGGCTACGCCACTTGCGATCTGGTTCTTGCTGTTACGCAATCCACCTAGACCAGTCAATGCTTCGATCTGTTCTAATATTTCACGCTGTCTGCTAGTGACTTTATCGACATCACCAGTATCGACAGGAATAGTCTCTACTTGACCTTGACTTGCACGAACGATGGCGCCTGCGTGTACAGGAATCGCTACGCCTTTATCTGCACGAATGATAGTCTTAGCGAATTGCACTGATGTATATGCTTCGCATTCTAATTTATAATGTTCTCTCTGTGCGTCACTTGCTGAGTCGATATCACTCACGCCGATATCGATTGTTCTTGGATCACGACGACCATATGCTATGAAGCCTGGTATTGCCATGCCTGCAGGATAAACACCTTCGCCAATCTCTTCTACATCTTGTTTGCTTATGTTCTTACCAACACGATAACTCTTCCAATAACTTGGATATTCATTTGTACCAAGATGATAACATTTTAGATAATAATTTTCTTTGTCTTCGGCTTCTAGTATCTTTACATGCTTGACCATTGGCTTGCCGCCGAACCATTCCCATTCCCAATTCCATACGTTCAATGGATTGATGGCAACAACATATGGTCTGCCAAGATTGCCTTCGTCTGCTTTAGGCATATCGACAAAGATCCAACAATGTCCATAGATGCTAGTGAGATCGCCCACTTGTTCCATGAACGCATCTAATGATCTATTTTGTAGATCGGCATCTAACAACAATAATTCTGCCCACTCAGTGTTCTTAGGATCGATATAAGCACCTGTTGGCGTGCAGAATTTTAATTCACGTTTCACTCCCGGCTCGAACAACACATCGTTGATAGTGTCAACAATGTATCTGCAAATAGGCTGTGCGACTGTGTTGTTTACTAGATCGATGTAAAGATTGCTATCTTCGCTTGGGCGCTTTTTACGAACATATGTCTTGAATATCTGTCCACCAAGATAGGCGTATTGATAAGCAAGCATCTGTTCATAGATAGCATTGTATATGGGACTCTTGTGTGTTAGTTCGTGTGCATTCATAAAGTGTTCCTAGACGATTATTCGTTATCGTCAAGATATTCGTAATAGTCGCCACCGAACTTTTCATTGACATATTCTTCTTGTTCCATGGCAGCATACTCTTCTGGATCCATGTCCATGACATCTTCTGTCTCTTGAGTATAGACGCTGTATTCGTCTAAGGCTTTCATGACTTCAGGAAATTCGCCGAAATATCTTTCGATCTCAGCATCATCATGACCCATATCAGTGAGATATCTCACGACATCTTTGGCTAAATCATAATGATCGTCTTGAGGTATATAAAATTTTGAGATTGCGTACATCTCGACCATCATTTCGAAATCCATATTATCACCTATAGTTATAATATTATTTATACTTTCTTTCGCAAATACTTGCTATACTTATTAAGCATGCCTGGATAACAATGTTTATGTCTGCGGCTAAACCATGTATAATAACTCTTTTGTAAACAGTGTGGGCATTCTTTATAAGGATCATCAGGAATATGCCAATCGCTACCATATTTGTTTGCTATGCGTTCTGCTCTATCTTTTGCATTGCCATACACAAGATGATCAGGATTCACGCATATTTTGTTCATGCAGGTATGATTGATCTCTTTAGTGATATCCATACCTTTATGTCTTGCTGATACACGATGCACGGTGATCATTTTGATATCTATACTACTGTCTTCCTTGATCATACCATATCCTGCGTTATTGACAGGACCAGTCCATTCCCAACATTTTGTTTTGTCTAATGGTATATGTGTTCGTTTCATCAATCTATCATAGACAGGTGTTATTTTTTTTCTAAACATGATTTGTTCTCCTGAGTTGAATTGCTATTATTATTTATTCTTAATATATCATGTGATCACTTTCTTCAGTGTCACCATTGATGATCTCTTCCCAACTTGGTCCACCTGGATACAATGGGCTTTCAGGCTTGTATTTGTTTGCAGGATCACCCATGTTTGCGAAACGTCTATCCATACCAACGTACTCTGCAAAACTTTGTTCATGTGTTATGGGGAACAAGTGATGTATGCCATAACGCAATGCATCACCAAGACCGTCTATGTGTGCATATTTTTGTTCAGTATATTTGACGAGGCGTTTGCGACTTGCATCTTCGAAATGATATGTCTGCAATGCATCTAACAACATCTTGTCGTCGGTGCGTACTCTTAACCTATCACTGTTGATAAAAGCATTAACAGTATTATCAGTATCACTAACAAGAGGATTGCTTTTGCGACTGTTGACAATTGTAAAACCGTATTTTTCCAATATGATACGATCTGTGATTCCGAAAGGGCTAGTTGTGTCACGATTGACTTGAGTACCTGACATGTCAATAATACTGAAGAGTCTACGCTTGGGGAAGTCTTGACGTATCGCATCAGCAATACCTTCTGTCGAGCAATCAGGTATAGCATATGATTTAAGAATCTGCATCGTGCCATTCTTTTCTCCTGGTCTTGTGACTTGTGCGACTACTGCACACATGACACGTTTGTTGAAGTCATGAAATGTATATAGATCACCACCACGATCGGTAATGTCGTCACTACAATGTTTGTGTTTGTCAAATGTATAATAGAACTGATCAGCAACACTTTCCCATGCGCATAGATAATCTTGCGCAAATTTCAATGGGCTTAATATGCGTTTTTGTTCTTCGATGTACGTTTTGTTACCTGAACGCATTTGTTCATAATTGTAGTGCCGTACGATGTACTTTTCGGGCCTTTCAAGAGCCATCTTGAATAGGTCGTACAGTGGTCCTGTGCCATTGGGCGTGGATATGACGATAAGCCTACCTTGGCTATCTGGTTGGCCCACACTAGGACGCAAACGGTTTGTGATCTCTTGTAATGTGTCTGAGGTATATAGTGCTGCTTCGTCAGCGACCCATACACCTACGTTGAGACCGCGTAAGTTCTCACGTTGTTCTGCACTCTTGCAACGAATGAAGACGCCGTTAGGAAATTTTATAGTCAACTCACTGTTATTGATATCGATACCATCACGTAAGTTGAAATGGTTCATGCAACTTTTCTTTAATGGTTCCCATATCAAACTCTTGATCATGGCACCTGTTGGTGCTGAATATATTATGTCTTTGTTTTTGTGATAGCGAACGTCAGTGGCAAAGATAGGCAATGCTATGCTTGCTAAGAATGTCTTTCCGCTACCAACAGGCACGATATGGATACAATGCTTGTCACTGTCAAGCATGTCTTTGAGTAAAGTACTCTGTTCACCAAATAATGGTATATCAATCTTTGTTGGCATCAGTTGTTATAGTTACCGGTATGTTTGACCAGTCTGCTAATTCACGCTGTGGAAAAACGAATTGCGCACCAACAGTCTCGCCATTGCTTGTGACATCAACTTTGTCTGCGACAACTTTACCAAGTATGGTCTTCTCATAATCTCTGACTGCTTGCCAATCTTGTCTGACCATGCTTTCCATGTAATGCTCTGCAAGCAATTGCTCAAAGCGTTTTCCAGTGGTGCGTTGTATTTGCTTGAGAATCTCTGAACCACTCAGTTTTTGTATCATTCCCTTCTTGCGTCCCGCACCAGGGCGTGCGCCCCCACGATTCGATTTCTTTTGTTCTTCTAACATTTATAATGCTCCCATCACTTTTTATCAATTTTAGTGGCACTATATCTGCCACAACAGGCTGTTGCGAGTTCGTAGCCATGTATGGTAAGTCTATCACTGACTGCTTGTTTGACATCGTTGAATTGCTCCTTTGTCATGAATGGCATATATTTTAAATTACGAACCTTGAGAAGGATCTGTTTCTCATCCATGTTCTTTATGCGATTGATCTCTACAAGATGTTCGTACATCAGATCACACCTTCGTCACGCAATATCTTTTGTGCCCATGTAAGTCCTGCAGGGCCTCCCCATAACAAGTATGCTTGCGTACCTTTAGTGTTCTCGCCTGGCTTGTAATAAACTCTTGCACGGCTCAAGAACTGATATGTGCGCATCACAGTCTCTAGACTAACTGCTTCACGCTTTGCAAACTGATTGGCACGTGCTAATCCTACTTGTGTGCCACCTTTATTGCTAGGCGTGCTTTCGTCACGCATCTTGAGACCGCGCTTGGCATTGTTTGCCATTTGTTCTGTAGGCCGGTAACTCATTTCTTTTTCACTGGCGTGCAGACATCTCTGCCTTTAACAGTGCCACTATAGCGATAGCCTGGCCAACATGCTTTATTGTCAGCGCCAACTTTCTTGCCTTGCTGATTTGTCTGTGGTAATTTTATAGGTTTAGTTGTGTTTTTCATACGTATACTTTCTCCCAATCATCTGGATTATCTGTTGGATCTAGACCATCGTATAATGTCTTATCACTAGTGTCTAGTTTGCTCTTGTACTTCAGTGTACCGAACACACTTAACAACTTTTGATTGTTTTGCTTCCATTGTTCTACGATCTGTTCATAACGATCACTGCCAAGAATCAATTTCAATTGTGTCTTGCAATCTGTGACAGTAGGATTTATATCGAACTTGCTTTCTTCGATCTGATACATGAAGTCCATGCAACGGTCTAACTCGATATCGTGCATGTACACACTGAGTTCGGTGACCATCTTGTTCATGATATCGACCTTCTTGTTATCGAATTTACGATTCCAAACGTCTGTGGCAAACATCAGTGTACGCTCCCTTTATCGTTTGTTTCTTCTTTTGAATTAGCGACCATCTCATTGACACTTTGCTCAGTCAATAAACTGCCTAGAAAGTTATACACGCTTTCCATGGCAAGTATAGTAAAGTCTACGCCACGCTTGTCATCACTGTCCATATCAGTGACATCGATGTTCTTGGCATTATCTAATGCTTGTCTAACTTCTGTCATCAGTGGTTGCACTGTTACCCACACGATGCCATCTTCTGCTCTTACCATTTTATAGTTCATTTGTTTTCTCCTTGAATTGTTCTATAGTTATGTTAGTGAAATTCTTCATGTCAATGTTTGGAGTATAGTTATTACCATTGACTCTTATGAAGTTAACGTCTTTATACTGACGCATTATCCTAGTCAATCTAGTCTGCCATACTGGAGGCAAACTATAGTGACTTTCTTTGTTATAATTCTGTGTGTTAGAATAGACATTGTTAGTAGTGTAATCTATGCCTATCATGTATATGTTCTTGTGACCATTTTGGCATGCTACCAAGATAGCACTGTTGCCGCTATCATAACCTTCTTTGTAACCATAATGTATGATCTTGTAATGTTTTTTCAGTTCATGATTGTCAAAATGGCTATGTCCCTGTATGTACAATTCTGTCTTGAGATAAACTTCATTTTTCAGTATCTCATAAATCATGTTAGGATCAACTGCTACAAGATTGTCAGGAACATGGTCACGATATAGTGCATTGCACCCATACGTAGTGAATATGTCTTGCAATTGGTTCAAGTCAAACTGTAATCTTGACTTGCCATTGCCTATGATCAATGCATTACTTTTTCTTGCCATAGCCACTAGCGTAGATCGCTTTACCTTGTTTCTCGGCATCTTCACGTTTGCGGTAAACTTTACCACTGTCTCCCCAACGATAACCTATCGTTTTACCACTAGTGTTTTTGACTTCTTTTACTGGCATGTTCAATCCTCAAGATCACGTTTCTTTTTAGGCCCCAGACAATTACCTATATGGCGTATCATTTCTAATCGTATAGTCTGGTAATGTTTAGTGCAGTCCGGACATTTATAACCTACTACAAACCAACCATTCTTTTTACGCTGATGTAAGCGTATCCAATAGTCTGGTATGTCACTGTCGGTATATTTTGTCATAAAGTATTTATGACACGATGAATAAAACGTATATGAAATATTGATAGTTGATCAACGGTATTTTATAAAATACCTTTCTCAATAAACAATAGTTTTATAGACTGAAAAGACGTTGACGGAATTCTAGTTTCTCTATGTTACCTACGCCAGGCTGTAGATTGAGTCCTCTAACAGCGTCATAGATCAACTCCATGTTTGCTGATATGTTCTCTAATGCATCCATCTGTATCTGGCTGAAGTCGTTTTGATTACCGAACATGATATTGTTCAATAGTCCTGATATAAATGTTTCAGGTGTGTTCCATCCATCTTTACCCTTAGGTAATGTCTGTGTGCGTTTTCTATACCATTGATTGATGATATTCTGCACTTCACGATCACGATTCTTTGATAGTTCTCCCATGAGGCTAAGATATCTGATCAGTTCTGCTTGCACTAGATCCATGTCGGACTTATCTATCTTGTTATATTGAGTTTTTGCCTGAGTTGTTTTCGGGTCATAATTGATTTGTTTTGCCATGAGTTATATCTCTGATATTATGTTCTATTTATTATAACTCACATATTTGTTCATTTAAAGCGTCTCGGGCGAGACGCAACCCATCGCTATCGCTCTGGGTTATGATTTCTTTTTGTTTTATTGGCCAGGGGCAAATGATTAAATTACTTGGTGTTTATTTGTTTGTATTTGTTTTATGGAACACATTATCTGAAGGTATAGGGGTAGATATAAAATCTACGACCCATACCAATCACATTATCTGTGAGGTGTTTTAGGTTCCAACTCTTAGCATTTACCGTCGCGGATTGACTATATCAAACGCACCTGTTTGTCAGGCTGCTATCGTGTTCACTAATAACATAGACCGTTTGTTGGTGATTGTCTATGTCTAGTACAGGCCCTCTACCCTTATTTTACTATGACCTGTCGCATTGTTACCATTACGTCATGAGAAATGTTGTCTTGATTCAAGACTCATTTAAGGCATCCCTATTGGGGTAGTCTCATGATATAGTGTTGATCTTCACTAACATACCGTCACACATCAGAACGGAGTTTTCATATTTTCTGCGTAATATGGAACGCATACGATCAATTGATTAGTGTTGTTTGAGTTGGTCTCTGAGTATTTTTGCTTTGTACATTTATCTATCTGATATTTACACGTTCCATATAAAAATATCGGTTTAAGAAGTGTTTTTTGGGGATTTTCGCCTATGTTGCACAAATACAACAGATTTTGGGTAGTTTTTTAGTGGAAAAAACTCGTTTAAAATCAACAACTTACAGAACCTCAGGAAAAACAGTATATAAATCAATAACTTACAGTTGTTGCGAAAATACAACGAAAAAAGTCGAAAAAACGCTTGACACAGGCATACAGATTTGATACTATATGTACTGTAGCAATGTCGCTACGAACTTTGACGACTGAGGTGACTTATGAAATATGTAATCGTTTCTTATTCTGACGTTCCTAGCAGAGATACTCAAACTGCTAAGGTCGGTATTTATAGTGATGATCAAATTGATCGCAAATTCACACAATTTGGGCAAGACTTCATCGTATATCGTGGTCAAACACTACCTGTGTTGTTTTCTAGCGAATATGATAATCAAGTCCGTGACTTTGCAACTGTGATGCGAGTAGGCTATCAAGGTCTTAACGAATATCAGGCTTGACTTTGGGTCTGTTGTTTGCTATACTATCTTTATTGTTTAACTACTGCTGAGGTGATTTATGACTAAGTTTGAAAAGCGCAACGAATATTACGCAACTATGCAAAATCGTTTGGGTCATACTGACGAAATTCGTTATATCGATGGTGTGTTGTGTATTAACAACATTCCTGTTACTGACGAATTGTTGATTCAAAGTCAGGAATGGTTGTTCGATTATATCGACAACTTGCAGACAGAATCGAATT